CGTCACGGTGCCGGTCACGGTCCCGTAGAAGAAGTTCGCAGCGTCCAGGTCCATCGCGACCGCGCCGGACATCGTGGCGCCGAGGTTGGACAGTGTGAACGTCTGCGTGAGGGTGACGAGTTCACCGGTCATGGTGCCGCCGGCCAGCGGGAGCGCCGCGTCTGCGACGTCTGAGATGGCCTTGACGACGGCATCGATGCCAGTGGAGTCGTCACCGAAGATGGTGTTGAGCGCGGTGCCCCAGGCACCGGACGAGCCAGCTACAGTGGGCAGGTCCCAATTGTAGTTGGTGGTTGGGTCTTGGGTGGCCATTTAGCCTCCGATCGGGGTGTAGGTACGTTGGATGGAACCCCCGAACTGGGCGTCCACAGTTGCAAGGTGGAGTGCCTCGATGCGCTGCTCCAGCAGACTCTGCCAGAGGGTCATACGGCTGTCGTCCTTCAGGTAAGGCGCGGACTCCACGAGCGCCCCATAGATGTAGATGTCGGGCGCCGCGGTGAGCAGCCAGTTGGTCGTGTTCGTGGCGGACAGATCGACGACCGTCCTCCAGTAGACCATCCGGGTGTCGTAGGTGCTGTCCGGCTCTGGCGCGAAGTTCACTCGACCGTCCACGATCGAGGCGAACTGAGGCACACCGGAGTTGCCGTAGGCGCCCTTCAGGGAGCCGATCTGGTCCGGGCCGACGATCCCAATGGGACCGAAGTACGTGGCGCCGTCGTGGTACCACGATTCCAGACTGTAGAAGTCAGACGGCAGAACGAGACCATCAGCGGAGATGCTGACGATCCCTCGATCCGAGAGCTTGCGAAGCCTGAAATCGCGCTTTGCCTGCGCCTCGAACTGCTGGATGAAGTTCGGCACGACCCCCGTCAGGTCGCTCCGGTTCAACGTGTCTGCGACGTGCGCCTGAAGTGTCGCGTAATCAGTGACCAGTGCCATCTACTCCTCCGTCGCCTCCATCGTCGCCTCGACCTGGTAGGTCTTGAACTCGAACTGACCGAGGTGAGCGCATTGCTTCGAGAGGTCGTGATCGCAGAAGATCCGCTGGTTCAGAGTGTCCTGAACCATGTACCGCTGGAACCACGCATCCTCACCGATGTTTGCGCCCAACTCCGTCTTGCCGTGCATGAACCACGGAGTATCATCAGGATCTGGTAGGTTCACCAGTGTCGCTGTCTCCATCAGGAAGCAGCCGAAGCCGAGGATGTCGCACTCCTCCAGGCCCTCTGAGGAGTCCAGGGTCTCCAGGAACTCGCCCTGCTCGTCCGCGGTGCGCGGGAACTTCTTGATGCCCACCCATTCCATGGGGAGCCGGCGCTTGGCGTAGTTGACCCCCACGAAGGGAAGCTCACGCTGCAGCAACCGCAGGAAGGCGTCAGGCGGGAAACGCATGTCCGAGTCGAGCCAGAGGACGTGAGTCGCCCCGCTCTCGATCGCGGCCTGGAGAAGCTCCGTCCGCGACTGGTGGATGTACGTCCCGATGTTGAACATGATCCCGATGTCGTGCCCGCGGTCGGGCGGCATGATGGACATCGAGAGGCTGACCATCTGGGCCAGGTCGTAGGCGAAGAGTGCGTCTACCTTCTCGTGAGAAGGGACGCAGATAGCGAGACGGATTGGAGTACCGGGTTCACGAGCCATTACACCCTCCCTGGGCGACGGCGGAAGACAAGGTTGTCACGATCGTTGAGCCACTTCCTGAAACGCTTCTCGTCGTGGGCGATGCCCGAACGGAGCAGCTGCCCCCAGATGACGAGCGGGATGCGGGCGATGTGCTCGCCGTCCGCGCCGAAGGCGTCGGTGGCTTTGCGGTAGGAGTTGTATTCCTCGCGGTTCAACTCGACTACGTCACTGATGTCCTGCTTGTCCTCGATCCAGAACTCGTCCCCCTCAGTCGCCCGCTCCGTATGGAAGCTCTGCGTCTTCTTGGTGAACGGGTCCGACTTCAACATCCGGCCCATGGTATCTCCTCAGTGTGTGGTGTGTGGAAAAGCACGTAGGGGGGCCGGGGGCTTTCTTGGAGGCCCACACAAACCTCCACCCCCGGCCACACCCTACTCTACTGCTGCAGCTTACGCTGCTCCGCTGTCGATCGCGCTGAACGGCGACAGGTGCATAATCGCCTCACTGTTCAGCTGCACGCTCCCGAGCAACTGCTCCATGAAATCCGCGAGGATTCCCGTCCCACCAGAGAGCAGGGCTCCACTGACGGTGACGCCGGACGTACCGGCGGTCAGAGGGATCAGGTTCCCGATCGTACCGGGGACCTGCGCGTGCAGGGTGATAACACCCGTGGCGACAACCCAGGACGCCCAGACGCGGTCGTTCCGCACCATGTTCGCACCGTAGTCGGTACCCTCAACACCCGTCTCACCAACCGTCGGGTCGAGGTTGATCGCGGCGACCAGGTTGGCCACCGTATCGGCCACTGTGGCGCCGATGTGAACGCTGCCGTCATCCGTGCCGACGGTGGCGTTGAACGTGTACGTCTTCCCACCGATGACGATCGTCTCGGTGTCCGTTGCTTCCGCAGCGTCGTCGAGGGTGATCGTTGCTGTTGCCCTTACGAGGGCGGTCGTGATTCCACTCATGTTGTTCTCCTTCTAAGGTTGGGAGCGTTCACGGTTCATGAACCGTGAACGCCCCCTCACTCAGGCGACTGTTTCTACACAGTCGTCAGGTCGAAGGCTCCACCGAGTCCGGCTTCCTGCTTGACGACCAGAGTTACTTCCTGGACCATCATACGCTTCTCAGCGTCACCGGTCTTCGCAAGCTTGACCTGCGACAGCGGACGAAGGTACCGAAGCTCGACGTACTCCCAGTCGATGAACCAGGCATCCTGCTCGCGCTGGAATCGGTTGGGAACCACGCGGAGAACTCCGAAGTCATGCACGTACACGTCGATGGACGCCAGCGTTGCGCGGCCCATCGAAGAGATGTTGCTGAGATCGTAGTTCCGAGTCGCGATACCCGCGAAGTCGGTCGAGACGCGCTGCTTGTTCACCGGCCCCACCATCAGGGTCGAGAAGTTCGCACCGTTGGTCCAGCCCGTCTGGAGGACCGCCTTGGCGATCGTCTCCGTAAACGCACGATCAGCCGAACTGTCGGTACGCGCCGCGGCAGGAACACCGGACGTGTAGACCGGGTCCGCACCCGAGGTGGCGTCGAACGACGTGTTCGTCTTGATCCACGCATTGATGCCGGCGAGGGTCCGAGCGACACCGACAGAACCGGCTGCTCCACCCTGCGCCCGCAGGCATACGGTCTCAAGATCGCGCTTGAGTTCCGAACCACGCTTCGCCAGCTGATACGCAAGCTCGCTCCGACGTCCGGCCTTATCGACCACCTCAAGGGTGTCCGACAGGATCAGCGTCTTCCGCATGATCTGCGAGTAGTTCCCGACTCGCACGGTGGCAGCGGGAGTGCTGAATGAAGCGTCATCACCCTCAAGCTGCGCGTTGGTGCCGTCCGCGGCGGCGAGACTGTCCGTCTGCCACTCTTCGAGCGTCTGCTTGGCGTTGGGCCCACGGCCCGCACCAGCGACGAAAGGAGTATCTTCCGGGCTGATGTTGTAGATACGGTCGTGAAGAGACTCTTTGAGCCCGTTCATCGCGTATCGCGTTGCGGTTCCTGCTACGAGTGCCATCTGATTTTCTTCCTCTTCTGATGTCCTGCCGCTAACCCCGGTGGGTTAATCGTCCAGGAGCATCTCGATTGCCTTGGCCGCGTCTGTGACGCTGCCGGTTGATGCTGCCAACTGATCCGCTTGCTTCTGGGCCTTCCTGCGTCCCTTCGAGCGGGTCTTCGGAGTCCGGGCAGATCCGGGGGCCAGCCTTTTGCTGGACTTCCGCTTCTGCTCGATCTTCTTCTTCCCGCCCTTGCGCTTCGCCTTCAGGTCGTGGTTCTCCTTCAACATCAAGAAGAGCCGCGAGTCAGCCAGCTGGTCGATCTCCTCCGCAGCAAAGCCGTAATCGGCCATTGCGAACTTCCGCAACGCTGCGAGTTCCTTCGTAGCCACCTCGCTGTCCTTCCACGCTGGAACAGCATCGACGATCTTCGACCACTCGTTGTTGACGTGATCCTGTCGAGCCTGCAGCACCTCTGCGGATTCCTCCTCAGCGATGTTGTCCTGCGCTTCACCAACTCGATTCAGCGTGTCCTGGTAAGCCTGATACTCAGCTGTCTGAGCAGCGAACTCGCCAGGGTTGGACTTGCGGAGCGCCGCGTCAGGCGCCTTCGGTCCAAGCTGACTCAAGGTTTCCTGCAACTTCTCCAGCCCATCCGCGTACTTCTTGCGGAACTCACGCGCCTCCACCATCGCTTCGGTATGCTCCGTAGCATCCCTCTGGCGCTTGCGCGTGTAATCTGCCGTGCGACTGTAGCCGGCGAGAGCTTCTTCGAGGGTTACCTTCTCTCCGTCCGATCCTGGGACCTCATAGAGCAGGGCCTCGTCCTCTCCCTCGTCGTCCTCATCGTCGTCAGACTCGTCTTCCGAATCATCGTCAGAGTCCTCCTCGTCCTCGTCATCCAGGTCATCCCCGGACTCCTCGAACTCGAACTCCTCTTCCTCGTCCTCTTCCGACTCCCCACCTTCGGGGGTTGACTGCTCCAGTTCGGGCTCCTCGAACAACTCATCGTCGTCCGAACCCAAGGCATCGAACAGCCCTGCCGCCGCATCCTCCGCGCTGACTCCTTCGAGGTCGAACAGACCCCCAGGGATCTCGTCAGCTGAGGTCGGCGTTTCAATCTTTGGTGCGCTCATTCTGGCTCCAGTTTAGAAGGGATGTTGTCTTCGG